ACCAGCATCACCGCCCCAGAGCGCCCAGGCGATACGACCGTTGCTGGGGTATCCATCTTCACCGGGCCTGAAGCCTTCAGCTTCCTTGTCAACCTCATGTCTGGCGAAGTAACTAGACATTCTGCGAACTGTGCTAATGCTTAAATTCTCTTTATTTGATATGTCCCTAGCGCGAGCTATGCCAACTTCAGTTCCGCCACGACCATACTCTCTGCGCCAATCAAGACCGCGTTGAGCCTCATCTGACATTGCATCATTAGGTATCGGCATCAAAGCCTCCGCCTTGGCCGGAAATAGGCACTGTTGCACCTTGAATCATTAAGTCATCGCCACCCTCAAGCGGCTCCATGTTTTCAATCGTGCGAACCTCATTTGGCGTGCGGATTGCGTTCTGGATAGTGGTCGCGTGAGCTTCCATGCGGGTCTTGAAGTCACCGCGCAGCAAGCCATCAACATTAAACTCAATGTATTGTTTTGAGCCGCGAGGGAACAATTTGAGATTCATTTCCTGCTCAACCTGCTCAATCCAACGCTTCAACGTGTGCTTCACAAAGTGCAAATCTTGCTGCTCAGTGTTGCTGAATGTGCCATGCGTCAGGTCTTGCAAGAAAACAGGCGGCAAGCTGTAAATGCGCGCAATCTGCTCAATGCTGAAACGCTGCAACTCAATNAACTGCATCTGCTCTGGGTTNAAGCCGATCTGCTTCATTTCGTGGCCCATTGGGAGCGCCATTACCGGACGACCCTCGCGAGCCAGCTTCGCAGTGGTTTTGGCAACGTCATCAGACGCCCGAGCAGCCGCCGCTCCGCTTTGGAACGGACCCTGCAACACCACTGGCGGGATGCCACCAGATTGAAACGCCTTTGCGCCATAACGGCTTGCAGCGATAGCCATGCCAATTGCGTCACGGTTAGTTGCAATAGGCCCACGCACATCCAAACCATTGGACTTGAGCATAAACGGAACATCTAAAACTTCGCTGGCGGAATAGGTCTGACCATTGTGCAGGTAAACGCGAACCTGACGGCGACCCTCGGTGCGATGTTCAACGCGAGTATATTTCGGGTCAAGTGGCCACAAGTTTTTGACAGCGCCATTGCCAGACCGCTCAATGTAAGTAACGCAACGTCCACCAGTGAATACTTGGTCGAACATATATTTGCGCCACTCAAATGATGACATATTCTCATTTACCGCATCGTGCAAAATACCCTCAAGCGGTCCAGAAACTTTCTTGCGTCCGTTGGCGGTTTTTCGGTAAACGTGCAGCGGCAATCCAGCCAACGTACCACTCAGGAAATTTACAGCGGCCCAAACGGCAGGAACACCTAAAGCGGTGTCAGTATTAACCGTAACGCCAGCAGATGCCGACATTTCGCCCCAACCCATAACTTGCAGAAAATCCTCTGCTGATACAGGTGAGCTTGGGTTTTCTAAGTTGCGACTTTCCGGTTTGCGAAAGCGGTCAAATAAAGCCATCTACGAGCGTCCTCGATGTTTGTTGCAAATTAACACATTAAACCGCAATCGTAAAGGCAGGGTCATCCCAAGGAGACGAAGACATAACCTGCTCATCATGGGATGAAGCTCCCAAGGCCATAGCCAGTGCCACTAAGCCATCAATTTTGCTGACACTTTTACTTTTATTTAGCTTCCTATTGCCTGCCGGATCACGCTCCGCAACAGCTCCAGCGGCGCACATATTCAAAATAGGATTGCCCCCGTGATGCAATTTTCTTTCAGCAACTAATCTCTCCAGCTTATCAACCGCAGGAGCCATGTCTTTAAACCCCTGGCCAAACGCAGTCATTGGAACTTGCGCACCGATTGCATCCAGCTCACGTTGAAAATCATTTATGCGCCAGCGATCATAAGCCAAAAGCGATATATCGTAACGCTCGGAAGCCTCGGCAACAGCTCTGGCAACCATTGCTGGGATAATTACCGGGCCATCAATCAAAGTTAAAAAACCTTGATCTGCCCACAAATCATAAGGAACTTTATCATTCTTTGATTTCTCACGAATACCATCAGAAGGCAAAAAGAATTGCGGAACAATGTGATAGCCGTCATCAATTGGAAAGGCCATTACAAAAGCAGTCAAATCTCGGCTGGCCGACAAATCAAGACCAGCATAACAGCTCATACCAGGATCAACCTCTGGCTCTGAGTTGTTGGCTTCCCATTCTGCTCTGGAAAGAAACGGCGATGTCGCCTCAATACGCTGATTTAAAAATAACCAACGGAAGCTGTTTTCCTTTGCTGGCAAACGAGCCGCCTGTTTCGCAAAGTCTTGAATATCTTTTAAACTGCGGAACTCGCCCAGCGCCGGGTTGGCCGCCTTCCAAGCCGCTTTGTCCATGACCTCGCAATCTTCCGGCGCGGTGTATAGGTGGCAGACAATCCGTTTGTCTTTGGCGTTCTTAGCATCATCAAGCCAAATGCTAAAAAGATCGCCGTCAGTCGCAGCCTGCGTGCTGATCGCAATGAGCAAAGGGTCATCGTGAGCGCCCTGCGCTGTCTCAATGGCCTCAATAAAACTATCAGTCGGACCTCTAACTTGACCGACCTCATCCAAGATCGCCAAAACAGGCGACAAACCATGCGCCGTTCCAGCCTCCGCGCTGATTGCCTTATATTCAACATTCATCGGCAACCCGACCAATGATTTTTGGCTGGGGACAATCTTGATAATCTGAGACAGGCGGGGTGAAAGACGAACCATCTTTTCAGCCAACTTGAAAACGAGAGCGGCCTGATCCCGGCTTCGAGCGCCGCTAGTGATCTGGCTATTTTGCCTTGCCTCCGGGCCAACTATGTGCGCAAGCAGGATCGCCGCGATCAACGCAGACTTGCCGTTCTTTCGGCCAACGCTCAGATAGGCTCGGCTTGTGCCTTTCGGGTTGTCGTAAATGTCGAGAATAAATTTTCGCTGGAACTTCATTAGCTTGAGCGGCTTGCCAACCAGCTTGCCCTCCGGCACAGGACAGAAGGCTTCAATGAACTGGCAAACTTTTTCGCCTCGTGTGGTCATGCTGAAAGCTCTTCGTAGGTCTTTCCGCTTTCCGCATGGGTTGCTTTTTCTCCAGTGAACTCTTGCCAGCGTTTGATAATCACGTCAGTAAACTTTGGATCATATTCCATAATAAACGCTTGGATGCCGTGCTTTTCCGCTGCGATCAATGTCGAACCGGAGCCTCCAAAATAATCCGCAATCGTTTTCGCGCTTAAATTGAATCTCTTGATAATCCACTCCATCAATGAAACTGGCTTCTGTGTCGGATGCACTCGATTTGTCTTCTCACTTGCTTGCGTAAATTGACGAACAACACTCCGAAAATTAGCCCAAGCCAACTCGCAGTCAGTCTGATCGTTTTGTCCGTTGTTCTTATCCCATACCAACCAACACTCGCTATCAGGCAAAACGGAGCAGTAATAATTTGCTCCCCACCAAATCTGCTTTGATTCTGGATATAATCCATTTATAAGTTGGAATGCGTCTTTTGCAATGTCCGGGTTATCATCACCCATGATGTCAGTGCCGTAATTTGCCTTCAAAACAGATGACTTTGTAACGGCATTCATCCCATATGGAGGATCTGTGTGGATCAAGTCAGGCTTCACACCGCCCATCAGCTTTTCCACCGCGTCAATGCTTGTGCTATCCCCGCACATCAACCGATGCCGCCCAAGCAGCCAAACATCGCCCTCGACCGTTACAGGAACCTCCGGCGCATCTGGCACGGCATCCTCGTCGGTCAAACCCTCAGTGGCCTCATCTCCGCGCAACAAATCAACAAGCTCATCTTCGCTGAAGCCCATCAACTCGCCAAAGTCTCCAGCCAAATCCTCAAGCTCGACTCGCAATGCTTCCTCATCCCAGCCAGCGTTCAGAGCAAGTTTGTTGTCGGCAATAACCAGCGCGCGGCGCTTGCGGTCATCAAGGCCAGTCACAACAACGGCAGGAACCTGCGCCATCTTTGACTTCCTGGCAGCAAGCAACCTGCCATGACCAGCGATAATATTACTATCCTGGTCAATCAATATCGGATTTGTAAAACCAAACTCCCGAATTGACGCGGCAAGCTGCGCCACCTGTTCGTCACTGTGCGTCCTGCTGTTCAACGCATAAGGTATCAAGTCCTCAACCTGCACAATTTTGTTTTCGTAGAAATCCATCAGTTAGCCCTCGGCATTGCGATCAAATCATTGTCGCTAAAAGACTTCAAAGTGTTACTGGCGTCAATAGTGGTTCGCGCAGCGCCGTTCACAGTTCTCGGATCACTTGCCATCTGATTAAGGCTCATAGAACGGATCACCGCCATCTGCCTGCGCTCCAAAGTATCAACCACAGAGATCAGTGGGTTCGGAACCAATGTGCCACGCTTGTTTTGAATAAGAACACCCGACCGATCTAAGGTTTCTTGATGCTGGCGAATGTCTGCTTCCATTCTCACGACCTTAGCCAGAAGAAGAAGGTCCATATCGCGCCAATCCTCGCGTGCGCGTGCGCGCGTGAACTGTCCCCAAATTACCATTTCCTCATCGCTGCGCAACTCAACGCCCTGCGGCAAGGGGACGCTTTCAATTGCACCCTTAAAACCACCGAGGGCGGCGGTGACGCTGTTTTTATCGCTACGCTTTTTCTGGCTCATATTTTTTTCTCCGGTTTTTTCCGTAAACGCGCAAAATGTCGTNGATCGGAAGAGCACACGTCTGAACTCCAG